GGTGATTGTTTAGAGGTGATGCCTCAAATCCCTAGTGGTTCCATTGACATGATCCTGTGCGATCTACCATACGGGACGACAGCTTGTAAGTGGGATACTATCATTCCCTTTGAACCATTGTGGAAACAGTATGAAAGAATTATTAAGGATAACGGGGCAATAGTGCTATTCGCATCACAACCATTTACCACAGCTCTTATCAATTCAAATATTAAACTCTTTCGTTATAGCTGGGTTTGGGAAAAGGAACAAGGTGTAAACTTCTTAATGGCAAAAAAACAACCTCTAAAGGTTCATGAGGACATATGCGTGTTCAGTAAAAAGCAAACTGTTTATAATCCTCAAATGACGGAAGGTAAACCGTATATCAGTGGTAAAGGTGATAGCGGAGAAGTAACAGGAAGAGTTAAAAAGGTACAGACTAAAAACAATGGTACAAGATACCCTCGAAGTGTCATTCGGTTCAAGGGGGAAACTGGCTTACATCCTACACAAAAACCCGTTGAATTATGTGAATACCTAATCAAGACTTACACAAACGAAGGCGATACCGTACTTGATAATTGTATCGGCAGCGGGACCACAGTCATAGCGTGCATGAACACGAATCGAAACTTTATTGGGATCGAAAAGGAGAAGAAATATTTTGATATTGCTAACGAGCGAGTTGCCAGCCACACCGCACAGCAAAGGTTGGAGCTTGCTTAATAGTTTGGTTGCCTGCACAGCAGGTGGGGACTATACGCCACTGACAAAGCCGGGGTAGGCCGAGCATGGTCTGCCCTGTCTAGCCCCGTGATGGAGGGGATAGCATGACCTTCTACAAGACCGGCGCTTGGGTCAGGAAGCGGGCTGAGATCCTTGAGCGGGACAACAACGAGTGTCAACGGTGCAAGGATGCCGGTGGTTACAGCAAGGGCAACGTAGTCCACCACATCAAGCACCTGGAGGATCGGCCTGACCTTGCGCTGGATGATGACAACCTGATGACGGTGTGCGAGGCTTGCCATAACGCGTTGCACCCTGAGAGGTTGTGGACGCCAGAAGCATCTAAGCGCAGACAGATAACGCCTGAGAGGTGGTAATCATGGCTGGATATGTAGTCTTAGAGTGTAAAGATTGCTGGCACAAAGAAATATATCCGATTAGAACAGCAGACGGAAAGAGATGCGGAAAGTGCGGGAGTGGTGTATTCATAGCCATTGATGAAGGAAATAAAAAGGAAATGATGTTGAAACATATACCCCCCGGTCAGAAAAACTAGTTTGCCTTTAGATCCCATGGACCGGGGAGGGGGGATGACAAAACATATTTCGCGCAGTTCCACGTGAGGCGGGGAGGTGATGGTGTGGTCAAACGAGCAGACATCAAACAGGATCTCCTAGACCAGTTGGAGCGCAACGGCGTATACGGCAGTCATTATACAGACCTGATCAATGACTACATGGCCCTGTGGGACATCAAAAATGATCTCATAAAAGACATTAAGGAACGCGGGGTATCTACAAGGTATCAAAACGGTGAGAACCAGTGGGGCTACAAGAAAAATGACAGCATCCCCGAGCTAAACCGCACCAACGCCCAGATGCTGAAGATACTCAATGAGCTGGGACTGAAGGCCTCTAAACTAGAAGCAGTTGATGCAGATGACGGAGAAATGTAGACGGCGCGACTATCACCCGCACATTGACAACTACATGGACGATATCCGCACCGGCAAGATCCCGGCTTGCAAAGAGCTGCTGCAAGCCATGGATTACATCGAAGCCAAGCTCGACGATCCTGACGTATGGATAGACCACAAGAAAATCGCGAAGGCCGTAGAGCTGATAGAACGATACTTCGAGTTTAAGCTCCTGAACTGGGAGCTTTTTGTTATCGCGCTAATTCATTGCTATTACAAGAGCAGCGACACGGTTGTCTTTGATGAAATCTTCATCATGATGGGCCGGGGCAATGGCAAGAACGGCTTCATCTCAGCTCTAGCCTGGTACCTGACGACGCATTACCACGGCATCCGGGGCTACAACGTTGACATCATCGCCAACAACGAAGACCAGGCGATGACGAGCTTCAACGACGTTTATGATGTCCTGGAAGACACCTGGTCGAAATCAAAGAAGTTCTTCTACAAGAACAAACAGCAGATTGTTAATCTGAAAACTCGCAGCTACATCAAATACAACACATCGAACGCGAGAACCAAGGACGGCAAGCGCAGTGCCTGCCTGATATTTGACGAGATCCATGAATATGAGGACTGGGGCATTATTCAGGTATTCAGCAGCGGATTCGGAAAGCGGAAACACTCTAGGCGGTTTTACATAACCACAGACGGTTATGTGCGTGGCGGGGTCCTCGACGACCAGAAAGAGCTTGCTGAGAAGGTGCTCACCGGGGAAATTACGAACCTTGGGTTCCTGCCTCTGATTTACAAAATAGACGAGCGCGAAGAGGCGGAAGATCCTGATATGTGGATAAAGGCAAACCCAAGCTTGCCATGCTTTCCTGAGCTACGGAAAGAGATGGAACGGTGCGCCATTAACATGCAACACCGGCCACATGAAGCCGTCGAGTTTCTGACCAAGCGTATGAACCTACCGGCGCAGGAGTCTTATACTGTGGCTGTCCCGTGGGAGAAGATAAAGGCTACAAATAAGCCGATACCATACGACGACCTGCGCGGAATGCAGTGTATTGGAGCTGTCGACTATGCACAGATAACAGACTTCGCGAGCTGTGGACTATTGTTTAAGCACAAGGGTATGCGTTATTGGATAGAGCACACATTCGTCTGCCACTTGGCTCTGAAGGTGGAGAGTAGGCCGATTAAGTTCCCGGTTCAGGAGATGGCCGACAGAGGCCTGATAACGATAATCCGGGGCGACTCCATTACGGCGGACTATATCGCTCAGTGGTTTCTGGAGCAGGCCAAGAAGTATCACATCATCGACATAGTAGCCGACTCTCACAGAATAAGCCTGTTGGAGTCGGAGTTCGCGAAAGACGGGCTGCCGCTGAGCCAGGTGAGGAGCGGACCTATTACCCACTCGAAGGTTGCGCCACTGATAGAGTCCATGTTTGCCGAAGAGAAGATCGTATTCGGCGATAATCCTACGATGCGCTGGTATGTCAACAACACCTATCAGGACCTCGATGGCAAGGGCAATATCACGTATAAGAAGATTGAGCCGAAAACCCGTAAGACAGACGGGTTTTTTGCTTTGATACATGCGCTGTCGAAGGACAGCGAGCTTCCAGAAACACAGGATCATATCCCGATGCTGGACGTCTACACCTACTGAAGGGGGTGAGCGCTTGAGCTTATGGCAGACATTTTTGAGTTGGTTTAATAAAGACACAGGAACCCTACGGCTAGACGCCATCATCGGCGAGCTTGCCGCCGAGGTGTATTTCAAGGAGCTTGCGATCCAAGCCTGCGTGAACCTGATCGCAAATACCGTGGCCAGGAGTGAATTTCGGACCTACGAAGAGGGCAAGGAGGTCCGGAAGGACAACTACTACCTCTTCAACGTCGAGCCGAACCTCAACAAGTCAGCATCTAAGTTTTGGCGCGATGTAGTTGCAAGGCTGGTTTACGACAATGGCTGCCTGGTGGTGCAGTATGATAATCGCTTTTATGTAGCCGACAGCTACCAGGTGCAGAAGTTTGCTTTTCGCGATTACATCTACACCGACGTGACTGTGGACGATTTCCGGTTGAATCGGAGCTATGACGAGAGCGAAGTCTTTCATTTTGAGCTGCACAACGAGAAGATCAAGACGGCCATTGACGGGCTTTACCAGTCTTATTCCAAGTTGATTGCAGCGAGTCAAAACAGGTATAAGAAGGGTGCTGTCCGGCGTGGGGCCTTGACCGTGCCGACAACCTATCCGCAGACAGAGGAAGCGCAAGATGCCCTCAAAGACTTGCTAGATAGGCGGTTCAAGAAGTTTTTCTCAGCTGAAGGCGATGCGGTCATACCGCTAACCAACGGCATGACTTACACAGAGGCGGTAGGCGAACGATCCGGAGGCACAAAAGGCAGTCTCGAAGGCCGTGACATTCGGGCGTTTGTTGATGACATCTTTGATTTTGTGGCGATCGCTTTCCAAGTGCCACCGCAGCTCCTCAAAGGCAACGTGGCCGACACCGACAAAGCAGTTAATAATTTCTTGACGTTCTGCGTTAATCCACTCGCCGAGCTGTTAACGGACGAAATCAACAGGAAGATGTATGGCAAGAAAGCCTATCTCGAGCGCACATACATGAAGCTGGACACCAGCCACATCAGAGCAGTGGACATCAGGGATGTCGCTAATGCGCTAGATGTGCTTGTGAGAATAGGTGCCTACTGTGTTGACGACTGTCTCCGGCATCTGGGCATGGAGCCACTTAATACCGAGTGGAGCCGGGCAAGATGGATGACACGCAACTACGAGCCGATTGAAGAGGCTTTTGAAGGGGGTGGTGAGGATTAAAAAATATTATGCACTGGCGGTCGAGGACAAGGAGGCGTCGATTTACATTTTCGGAG